CTCAATCAATCTAAAACATAAATATTATTATCATATTTTAAAAATAATATTTATATAATATTTACATAATATAAATAAGATGCTGTCAAAATACATTCATATTCCTGTTTTTATAGCTAGCTTCGCTATAGGACTATTCTTTGTGTATGTTTTAGGACCCGATGTAAAAACAGTTTATATGTATCCAACGCCATCAAATTATTTAAAGACGCAATACAAAGACAAAAACAATCAGTGTTTTGAATTCAAACCGGTTGAGACAGAGTGTCCAGTCAATCCATTTTCTATAAAGACTGTCCCTGTACAGTCTTAAAAAGTAAACCACAATAAACCTTCAAAAAAATATAAATATAAATATAATATATAATGTATTTATCAAAATTTGTTCATAGTGAATTAGGTCATTATTTAATGTCGATTTTATTAGGTTTAGGATTAGCAACATTTTTCAGAAGAATATGTCATGGAAAAAATTGTGTAATATCTAAAGCACCGCCATTAGAAGAAATCGAAGACAAAATATATAAATTTGACGGAAAATGTTACAAATTGGAGAAAAATGCCGAAACCTGTGTTAAGGGGAAGAAAACGGTGGCTTTTGCGTAAAGATTATATTACCACTTATCTTTAGTTATAATATAATTAAAAATCTATGTCCGAATTCAATACAACTAGCATACATGATTTGCCGACAGACCCAGCCGGTGGCGGCAGCATTGGTGGTAATATTTCTTTGATGGCGAATGAAGCGAATTATAAGATTCCTCAAGGGCAACAAGGGCAACAAGGGCAAGGTCAAGGTATGTCATTAGACCAATCTACCATCAGTCAAATTGTTAATGGATTACAGCAAGCCAGCATTGCTGGTGCCACATCGCTCCCAAGTCGCGACATCCCTCAAAGCACGCAACAAATCGTAAATGACCCTGGAGTACAAGCAAATTATGTGCCACCACCGCCACCAAGTCAGTCAGATTATATTAAAGACGAAGACACCAATTACACTTATAAAGAGGAGACAATTAATGGCTCATTGGATGCGGTATACGACGAAATACAGGCCCCGCTGTTATTGGCAGTGCTGTATTTCGTCTTCCAATTGCCTATCATGCGAAAACTGATATTCAAATATATACCTTTTTTATGTAGCAATGACGGCAATTATAATTTCAACGGTCTTGTATTTACAAGCGGGCTATTTGGATTCCTTTATTATTCATTGACAAAGACAATGTCACATTTTAACAAATTTTAACCTTTTTATTACTATCTCCTTCTTCTCCTTCTTCTTCTCCTTCTTCTTCTCCTTCTTCTTCTCCTTCTTCTTCTCCTTCTTCTCCTTCTTCTTCTTCTTCGTCTTCATCTATATCAGGTAAAGGTTTAATGCTATTAGTTTCTTCATCATAAAGACCAACAACTTCCTTGGTTTCTACATTGTAAAGGATACCATCTTTTGACTTTAAATAAGGTAGTTCATTAATTATAACGCGTATAACGCGTACTAGAGCCGCCCCCTTCTCTTTAGCCTCCTCTTCCTCTCTAGCCTCCTTCTCTCTAGCCTCCTTCTCTCTAGCCTCCTTCTCTCTAGCCTCCTTCTCTTTGACTTCCTTATCAATTTCACAATCCTTACCACCTTCCATAATAATGTTTACTGTCTCCAAATATTTGTCTACTTCTATTTGATATTGTTTGACCTTCTTTTGAAAATGTAACGCCTTGTCTGAAAAGGGTTTTGCCTTCGCCTCTCGTAAAGGTATATAATTTAATTGGATTGCTAACCGTAGTCTATCTTGTTTTAATTCATCTAATTTTTTTTGTAATTGTATCTCTTCATATGTTATAGAACTAACCATCCCGTCATAATCATTAACGCTTCTGACCTTTTCGGTCTTATAGTATGGTATAGTATTATTTCTATTTCTACTCATTTTATTTGATTTGACATAAAATCATATTTTTAATAATAATTCAATTTTTTTAAATAAAACAAAAAACAAACTTAAATATTATATTACTTATAATTGTATTATAATATTTTCAATGGAAATCAATACACAGGCTACTTCAAACGCAGCAAATATGATATTATTTGATCGCATCAAAACGGGTAATCCACTGTTAGACACCCTGGTTTTAACCTTATTACTGTCCACTGTAACTGGAATTCTCAAATGGTTAAATGTTCACGTACTAGAAACTATTAATTTAAAAACCATATTTAATTACGAAAAGTTATGTCATTATTTTTCAAAGAAAAACGTGGTCGAATATGAAGGCAAGATTTCGTGTAGCACAAGTATGTACGACAATCAGTTACACCAATCTGCCGCATTCAGTGACCGTTTCAGAGCATTGTGGGACCATATTATAAACACAGTTGAAACAAATGATACAATACATTCTATAAAAGAGCACACCATTACAAATACAAATAGTAAGCGTTATTCAGGAAAGTCGAATACAGACAACGGTATTTTTTTGGTAAATCAATCCGACAAATTTCTGATTTCAGAGAAACTTGAAATATACGCATATTCATACATTCACAACGGGAATGACAATAGTGAAAATGTAGAGAATAGTAATAACAAAAAGACGGTAAGTAACAAGACTGACAAGTTTGTCATTGAACTGTATTCATATAAAAGCAATATTCAAACAATCAAAGCATTTGTTGATGATATTACTCGAAAATACATTTCATCCATAGAGCATCTACGAGAAAACAAGCAATTTATTTATACATTATCGAAAACAAAATACGAGGATTGTAGTTGTGAGTGTTGGGACGAGAATATATTTGAAAGTATTCGCACATTTGATAACATGTATTTCGACGCGAAAAACAAGACAAAGACAACACTTGATTTTTTCTTGAAAAACAAACCCTGGTATTTTGAAAAGGGGATTCCATATTCACTAGGAATAGGAATGTATGGTCCTCCCGGTACTGGTAAAACTTCCTTGGCGAAGGCAATTGCGAATTACACTGGACGGCATATTGTTTGTATCTCTTTGAAACTCATTAAAACAAAGAAACAGCTTGATAATGTGTTTTTTGAAGAGAGATATAGTACAGATAATAAGCGAGGCAGTATTACTTTTGATAAGAAGATCATTTTATTTGAGGATATTGACTGTATCGGCGACATTGTTTTGGATCGAGAAAAGAAGAAAAACAAAGACGCTGGTTTGGGATTAGGCAAAAAACTCAATATGGAGGATATGACGATGAACTCTAAGGTGAATATGTGCGACCTCATTGAGACAATATCGGAGATGGATGACGCGACAAAAAAGAACTGGTCGCAAGTTGGTCCCAAGTCACTGAATGATGAACCGCCCATTACACTGGACGATATTTTAACTTTGTGGGACGGTGTTCGTGAAACTCCGGGCAGAATAATGATATTGTCATCAAATCATTATGATGCGTTGGATGCGGCGCTAAAAAGACCGGGTCGTATTGATATTACACTGGAACTGTCTCAGGCAAGCCGACAAGTAGTCGCGGATATGTATCATCATTTGTTTAACCCTTTGAAGATGACGGAGGAAGATTTGAAAAAAATCCAGGATAAGTTTTATTCGCCAGCCGAAATTATTAATATTTACATGAATGAGGAGCAGAATTCAGAGCGAGTTATACAACGGTTACAAATGAATCAGCATGTATAATTAACGGCGCTTGTATGTTCTTTTTCTATGACGTCTAGACTTTCTAGACCTTCTAGACTTTCTAGACTTTTTTCTACCCCCTGATTGCTCAACAGCAAAAATTAAATACCATCCCTTTCTTTGTTCATTAGGTGCATAATAAACCTTCAGTCCAGGATACGTTTGAGACATTCCCATAAATTTATATCCATTTTCTTCACCAAAATCATCAGCATTTTTTTGCGATTCTGCAGTAATATTTGCGGGGTTGGGGATTAATCTTAAACTGGCAAATTGGTCTTGTTGATAATCTAAGCTTGTATTTAAAGGCGGTTTTGAATTTCCTGACATATTCTTTATATAATATAATAATATTTTTCCTAAATAATTAAAAAAAGAACCCGGGTGACTTCTTTGTCTTTGACTTTCTCTTTTTCTTCAAAGCATGAGGGCGTTTTGTTTTATTTTTAGGACTAGTTGCTTTTTTTTCTTTACTGTCTTTATCTTCGTCTTCATCTTCATCTTCACCCTTTTCCTTTTTAGTATCCGTTGGTCTATAACGCAAAAACCACGCATCATATTCCGCTGTATTCTTTTTATCTTTAAGTTCCTTGAATTTCTCCGCCTTTTCAGCACGCATTTCTTCAATCGTCTCTTGGTGACCCATACAATTGATTGAAAAACGTTTTAACACACCCTTTTGCGATAAACGGTTCTTTTCTTGAACCTCAAATAAATACTTGGACATACACAGGATACGGTTCTTATCATAATATGGTCTGTCCGCATATAAAAATGCCAAATAGAAGCTCAACATGGTGTCAATTGTCGCCACCTTTACATCCTGTCCGGACTCCTTAATTATATTATAACTATGGCACGCAAGAGGCTCATAAATAAACGCAACCGTGTCATTGCCAACTCGAATTTCATAATGTGTCGCAACAATTTCACCCATTGCCGGACGCCTGATAATTTTGACATTCTTAACATCCATATCATTCAGACGCTCCTTAATAATTTGCGCGGTTCGTGTTGGCTCTTCTGATAGCACATCAAAATCCGGTATTTTAAACAATTTACGGCGCAAATGGTTCGGCATATGCTGCGCATAAATAGAGATTGCGTACCCACCAAAGAACACGACCCCTTGGTCTACAAGCGTCTGCTGAACTGTATCATAAATTTTATCCACGTTTTCATCATCGCCCATTTTGCGCTGGAAGTCAATGTGGTTACATTGAGAAGAATTAAGTGGAAAATGCTTGTTCAATAATGTCAAGCGCTTTAGAACCTTTTCCCAGCGAGACACGTCACCCGCAGGACGAGACAACTCTAAATACATACCCATACGCAGCAAATTCGGTGGCGCGTAAAGTATTCCAAAAATCTTAATAGCCTCCTTCTTTATTGAGTTAAATAACTCCTTGGGTAATAATGTGATATCGGCAACAGGAATGAAATTCACAAACACTTTGAATGTGCCATAATGTTGTCCCGATTTCGCCTCCACTTCGACGAACCCCGCTTTCACATAAATGTCCGTCAATTCCTTCGCGTCATTCAACGCATTGGCACTATAAAAGTCGTAATCAGGAATTTCTATGTCCTTATTATAGAATTGGTCTTGTTTCGGCAATATATTATTAATAGCGGTTCCACCATAACAAATTAACTTCTTGTGTCTTATGAATTCCTCTACAATGGTTATTATGCGTTTGATTTCCGGCGAATTGGCCTCTTTGCGTCCCCGACGTTCGTCTGCTTTGTCTACCGCGCTGCGCAATATAGCTAATTCACAGTCTTCAAATTTCATTGTCTTGTCGCATATTTGTTTTTTCATTATATATTTCTTAATATATAATGATACTAAATTTTTAAATAATGGTTTTCAAATAGAATGATGTTTTTCTATTAAAAATATTAAATATCATAGTTGAAATATTGGCCTGTTATTTTTTTCGGAGCATACGATAAGGCAGGATCTTGTGGTGGCGGAGCAGCGATTTGAACTGGCATATAGCGCAATGCCACCGGCTTCAAAACAAACGCACTATTTGCTTCATTAAAGAACGCGTCATTCTCTTCCACATTTGCCTCAATATTTTGATATCTCATTGCCAGCAATTGACAACCCGTCTCCCTCAACACTACAGAACTAGGATTATCGGGATTCGCTCCTGGATTCGGAATGCCAATTGTCATGCCCAATTTATTGAATTGAATCAATTCGTTAATATCCGTATTTTTTACTTGGTCGAATGTTAGTTGTCTCATAAATATTGAGTTACTTGTCATATTAACATATTCATAAAATTCAGAGCATTCCATAAAGGCTGTATTGCTTTTGTCTACAATAACTGAAATCTTGCCCATTAATTCTTTAAGCGGCGTCGCTCCGTAATTGGTAATCGTATTATTTTTAATATTCTCGTAACTATATTGTTTGCCCATTAACAAGTCAGAATATTGTTCAAATATCTTGGCAAAATTATCATACATCTTCTGATTTTCGCTCTTAATTCGTAAATGGAATATAATGGGATCCGTAGGATTGGGTGATCCGGATGTCGAAAATGCGTTATCTGATATTGTTTTCATTATATCGCTAAAATTAATGTAATTAAATGACTCCTTTACACAATAATTATCGACCGTGCTTGTTGCTACAACGGGTTGGTCATCAATCGAGTAAATTTCAAAATCAAGGCCTCGAATACCTTGTTTCAAAAGGTCTTTTAGTGTACACATAGACACATAATCGTTTTTATAATTGCCTCCACTACAGCAGTTGTAAGCCGATTTAACATAATAATCTCTAAACTCACGTTGATTTACGTCGCGAGTTAAATCAAGTGGTAAAATGTTTGTATTTAATTGACCGTATACAGTATCCATTAGCTGGCATTCACGAGTAAGCATATTATTTGCCATATTCACATATATTATAATACCAATAGTTGCACCAAGTATGCCGCCAATAATTGTCCCCATTGTTCCTTCAGTTATTGCCTGGCCTAGAATACTTAACATCACTGTTGATATGAGTATTATTAAAATACCTCCAAAATTACCTGTTCCTGTATAATAAAAATAATAAAGTAATGTAATTACCATTACTACGAAGGTCAACATAGTTATTAGCGTGATAGAAGTAGCTTCCGACATTTCTTTTATTTTTGACATACTATTTTGTATACTTTGTTGTGCTTCTTGTGCTATATTTGTTGTATCTGACATCTTTTATATTAGTCTATAATATTTTTATAAAATATATTTTATAAATATTTTTATAATTGTTTTATAATATTTTATATATAACATTTTATATAACTATTTTGTTATAATCAGTTAAAAAAATAATATGTTAGTATTATAACAATTAAATATGCCTGGAGGTCTTATGAATCTTGTATCAGTTGGACAACAAAATATAATACTAAATGGAAACCCGTCGAAAACATTTTTTAAAACTACTTATGCGCAATATACGAACTTTGGACTACAGAAATTCAGGGTCGACTTTGAGGGCTCTAAAACACTGCGTCTATCTGAACCATCTACGTTTACTTTTAAAATCCCTAGATACGCCGACCTACTTATGGATTGCTATCTCACTGTCGCAATGCCTAATATTTGGAGCGGAATTATACCGCCACAGCTAGTCCCTCAAAGTGATGGCTCTACTACATATACTGATTGGGCACCATATGAATTCAAATGGATTGATAATTTAGGCGCCAAAATGATTTCAAAAATCAGCATTGTTTGCGGCAACTATACGCTCCAAGAGTATTCGGGTGACTATTTACTAGCAGCTGTTCAACGTGACTTTACCGGCGTGAAAAAGGATTTATTTGATGCGATGTCCGGTAACACGCCTGAAATGAATAACCCAGGTAATTCGGGTGCGCGCGTCAATTCTTATCCCAATGCGTTTTATACGAGCGACTTAGCAGGACCTGAGCCATCAATCCGCGGGCGTATTTTATACATCCCACTAAATAACTGGTTCGGGCTCAAGTCGCAAATGGCATTTCCATTGACATCGTTACAATATAACGAGCTACAAATCGTCGTGACAATAAGACCCATTAGTGAATTATTTCAAATTCGTGATGTTTTTGATACGGTTTATAATTATCCTTATATAGCGCCCAATTTTAACACATGGTATATGCAGTTCTATCGGTTTTTACAACCGCCACCCGACATTGAATTGGGAATAACATCGTATGCGGATACCAGGACATTATGGAATGCGGATGTCCACTTGAATTGTACATATTGTTTCTTATCCAACGAAGAAGAGCGTATTTTTGCGATGGAAGAACAAAAATATTTGATTAAGCAGGTTCATGAGCAGCAATTCTTCAATGTTACTGGTCCGAACAAGGTGGCACTTGATTCCATTGGAATGATTTCCAATTGGCTATTCTATTTCCAACGCAGTGATGCCAATTTGAGAAACGAATGGTCGAATTACACGAATTGGCCGTATAATTATATGCCTTTAGATGTAGTCCAAGGTCCGGTATCAGGCGACTACCTTATTTATAGAACAGACGCGTCAGGTAATCAGATACCGTTTTATATTGGTCCAGGTGTCAATCCGAATAACAATCTAACTGGCTTGCTAATTACATCAAATTATTCACCGGAGAACGACAAGATGATATTGGTGGCAATGGGTATTTTATTAGATGGGTCTTATCGTGAAAATATACAAGCGGCTGGTATTTACAATTATATTGAGAAATATACGAGGACGACTGGGAATGCGCCACCAGGACTTTATTGCTACAATTTTAGTATCAATTCCAATAATTCAGATTTACAGCCGTCAGGGGCAATAAATATGAACCGATTTAGTCAAATCGAGTTGGAATTTACGACCATTATACCTCCATTGGACCCTTTAGCTCAAAGTCTCTCCATTTGCGACCCACAAACAGGTCAAGTAATCGCGGTAAATAAACCGACATGGCGAATATATGATTACAACTTTAATCTAACACTGTTCGAGGAGCGCATTAATATTGTCAACTTTATTGGCGGCAACGTGGGTCTAATGTATGCGACATAAAACAGCAAGAGTTAACTCAACATTATTTGTTTTAAATTATCATATAACAAATAATATAATATATTTTTCACGAAGTTAAGAAAGGTGGGTATTGGCGGCAATTGGCCCGTTGTCATAGAACAGACCAGTGGCAGTTTGTTTCTGCTTATAAAATATATAATTTTCCGGTCCCATATCATATTCGCTTGCCAGTTTCGCATTGTATAGCTTAACAGCTGCTTCATATTTAGGCTGCCATATTTCATATCCTTCATAAGGTCTAGGCACTTGCGCAGCCATGTCAATAACTGAGGCATTTGTTCCAATATCATAGGTTAACGCAGAATGTTGTGGGTTCTGATTATAGACAAGACGTCCCGTTTCTAAAGTATCCGCAGCAGTATACGTCTGTGGCGCAATCGGGGCTGACTGTTCGGCGACAAAGTTGTCATGAACTTGTTTTAATAATAGTGACCGACATCCATCTTCATAACAATCTACATCGTCGGAACACTGTTTCCCAGTTTTAGAACATTTGGCATTATAACAGGCATTTTGGCAACCGAGTGTGTCATTTAATGGCAAATTAACATTATGACTGTGTTCATTTACTAGTTTAGTGTTAATATTTGAATTACTTTTATTGAATATCTCTGGATTATATGTGATATTTCCATATAATACGTTTTCGGGTTTATCGTCATTTGTAGAAAACCCTTCTTTTATTGAAAAAAACTGTGTTACTAAAGCAAAGAACAGCAACACTAGAATTAATGATAATATTATATATTTGTATTTATGTAATATCAGAAGTTTGCTCATTTATATATTTAC